TTATGCCGACTATCTGTTTGCTAGCGCCGGGCCTTATATCATGAGCTGGATTATCGAAGGTGCTATGAAGGCAATTGCAGAGGATTTCAAGATTGCGGAACCGCAGATCGTAAAGGATGCCGTTGAAGCCTACCGCGAGGATAACGACTGGCTCGGACAGTTCATAGATGATTACTGTGAGATCGGCCTATCCTATACGGAAAAGTCCGGTGAGCTATATCAGGCATACCGTACTTACAGTTCGATGGCCGGTGAGTATACACGATCCACGACAGATTTCTACAATGCCATGATAAAGGCCGGCTTTGAGAAACACAAGACGAATAAGGGCGTGATCGTGATGGGACTGAAGTTAAAAGATGGTCAGGACTTCCTGGATTAAGGTGAAGGTCGGTGCAGGGTGAAACTAAAACCTGTACCAATTTCAGTCCTTGGTGCAGGTCGGTGAAGGTCATTTCATAAACCTTCTCAGGCTAAAAAACAGAAAGGTGCAGGTCGGTGAAGGTCTATATATAAAAGTCCTATAGAGAGAAATTTCAAGAAAAATCTTATATAGGAGGTTTTAGGTACGAGCTGCACCGACCTGCACCCTTGAAATAAATGATGGGAGGAAGGCATGCGAGAAAAGAGCATCGAGCAACAATTACGAAGTGAGGTCCGGCGGCGTGGAGGCCTTTGTGAGAAATGGACCTCTGGCAGTTCAGGCTGGCCCGACAGGATCTGCTTATTCACGGATGGGAAGGTAGGTTTTGTGGAGGTAAAGGCACCAGGCAAAGCACCACGGCCATTACAAGTTCACAGGCATGAACAGCTAATACGCTTAGGTTACAAAGTTTACATACTTGATAATAAGGAGCAGATCGGAGGAATCCTTGATGGAATACAAGAGAGAAAAATATAAGCCACATGATTATCAGAAGTTTGCTACTGACTTCATTCTGCAGCACCCGATAAGCGCTGTGATCTTGTTCCTTGGAGCAGGCAAGACGGTAATAACCCTGACGGCGATTGAAAGACTGATCTATGACAGCTTTGAAGTCAGCAAGGTCCTGATCGTAGCACCGCTTCGAGTAGCGAAGGTTACATGGAAAGATGAAATATCGAAATGGGAGCATCTAAAGCATTTGTCATTTGCTATAGCAGTTGGTACGGAAAGGGAGCGCAAGGATGCACTCAGGCAGAATGCGGATATCACGATTATTAACAGAGAGAACCTGCAATGGCTTATCGAAAAGTCTAAGATGCCATTTGATTACGATATGGTAGTCCTTGATGAGCTTTCTTCGTTTAAGAGCTGGCAGTCAAAACGGTTTAGGTCTTTTATGAAGGTCAGACCAAAGGTCAAGAGGGTTGTTGGATTAACTGGAACACCGGCGCCAAATTCCATGATGGATCTCTTCGCAGAGTTCAAGTGCCTGGATATGGGGGAGAGACTTGGCCGTTTTATTACTCAGTATAGAACAGCCTACTTTACTCCGGATAAAATGAATGGCCAGATCGTGTATTCATATAAGCTTCTGCCTGGCGCAGAGGAACGGATTTATAACAAGATCTCAGACATCACAATATCCATGAAGGCAATGGATCATCTGAAGATGCCGGAGCTGATTTCAAATCGGTACCCGGTTTATATGGAGGACAATGAAAACACAAAGTATGAAGTAATGAAGCGTGACTTGATTCTTCCATATCAGGATGAAGATGATATCACAGCAGTTAATGCTGCTGCGCTTTCTGGAAAGCTTTGTCAAATGGCAAACGGTGCGGTCTATTCCGATAACGGCGAAGTCGTTCACATCCATGACCGAAAGCTGGATGCTCTCGAAGATATTATCGAAGCAGCTCAAGGTCCGATTCTTCTTTGCTACTGGTTTAAGCACGACCTAGCAAGGATTACAAAACGCTTAGGGAACCTGAAAATCGACTATGACAGGATTTCTTCAGAAGATAGTATCCGTAAGTGGAATGAAGGACAATGCCAGGTCGGTCTTATCCATCCGGCTTCTGCTGGGCATGGTTTGAATTTGCAGCATGGCGGAAACGTTATCGTATGGTTTGGACTTACCTGGTCCCTCGAACTATATGAGCAGACCAATGCAAGACTGTGGAGACAGGGACAGCAGGCGTCAACCGTTGTGGTACAGCACATCGTAACTGCCGGGACCATCGATGAGAACATACTTGCAGCGCTAGAAAGAAAAGACAAGACGCAAGCAGCGCTTATTGATGCTGTTAAAGCAAATCTTGAACCGGGAGGAAGCAGCCATGAATGTTAAAGAATATCTGGGACAGGCATATCGTATTGACCAGAGAATCGATAATAAAATTAGGCAGGTGGAATCACTTCACGAGCTTGCGACTAAGGCAACAGCAACCTTATCAGATATGCCTGTTAACCATTCCAAGAACCCTCATAGCATGGAAGATGTAATTGTAAAGATTGTTGGCCTTGAAGATGAAATCAATGCTGACATAGACGAGCTTGTTACTACAAAGCAAAATATCGTGAGGATCATAAAGAAGGTAGATCCGCAGGACTATCAAACGATATTAGAACAACGGTATCTATGCTTCTACTCTTGGGAGCAGATTGCTGTAAACATGAGCTTTAGCATACAGCACGTATTCCGTCTTCATAATTTGGCATTAAAAGAAATATCAAGAATAATGAAAGATGAGAGTAAATGAGAGAGATTGAGAGTTACATCTTGTGATAGTATTATACTAGTGAAAAAGAAGATGAACCTTCGAGGATAGATTCCCCGGAGGTTTTTTCATGGGTGAAAGGAGCAAGTGACAATGCCGAGAAAACCAAGGAAGCCTTGTGCCTTTCCAGGATGTCCGAGGCTTGTGGAAAGCGGCAGCAGATACTGCAGTGAACATCAGAAGGAAGAGGACAGGCGTTATGAGAAGTACGGACGAGACCCGCACACGCATCGTAGATACGGACGAGCATGGAAGAGGATAAGAGACAGGTATGTGTCGGCGCATCCTTTGTGTGAGATGTGCCTAAAGGACGGAAGGTATGTGAAGACAGAAGAGGTTCATCATATCAAGCCGCTGTCAGAAGGCGGTACACATGATGATGACAACCTCATGGCTTTATGTAAGTCGTGCCATTCAAGGGTACATGCAGAACGCGGGGACAGATGGAACAGAAGAAGATCAGATCATGCAGATGATGAGACCGAAGATAAATAATATTTTTCAGAGGGGAGGGGTGGTCTTGATCTCTGCAGATGATCTGAAGGGTAACGGTGCCAGGGTCACGCGCACAAAAATGCCGGTTCAAACGGGGGATTTAAGAAATTGAGGTGTAATTTTGGCGAAAGATATGACAAATAGAGGTGGAAGACGCATTCGCGCAGGCGATAAACCGGAGGCACTAGCAGATAAAATCAATAAAGGTAAACCTGCAACTATTATGGAACTTCCGGTAGCTGAACTTTCTGCTGGCAGCATTGGAGATCCAGCTGATCTTACCGGCAGTGATATGCCAGATCCGAGCAGCTACCTGTCAGCAAAGCAGCGTGATGGTAAACCACTCGGCGCTGATGAGATATACAGAGAAACATGGAAATGGCTCGAAGATCGCGGCTGCGAAAAGTTCGTAAGCAATAGACTGGTAGAAGGTTATGCACAAAGCTTCGCAAGATATATACAGTGTGAAGATGCCATAAGCACATACGGACTTTTAGGTAAGCATCCGACAACAGGAGGAGCAATCACTAGTCCGTTTGTTCAAATGAGCCAGTCGTTTCAGAAGCAAGCGAATCTTCTCTGGTATGAGATATATGACATTGTAAAGCAAAACTGCACGGCAGCGTTCACGGGAAATCCGCAGGACGATATGATGGAGCAGTTGCTTAGATCGAGGAAGGAAAAGTAATGGATACAAAGAAATTTGAACAAGTTGATATTGAGAAGCTAATTCCATATGCAAGGAATGCAAGGACTCACAATAAGGACCAGATAGCACAGCTTAGATCATCGCTTCGTGAATTCGGATTCGTATCCCCGGCTGTCATAGATAGTAGTTACAATATCATAGTCGGTCACGGTAGGATCGAGGCTGCAAAGCTAGAAGGATATAAAACCGTACCATGTGTTTTTGCGGAAAACCTTACAGATGCTCAGAAGAAAGCATATATCCTCGCGGACAATAGGCTGGCTCTTAATGCCGGCTGGGACGAAGAGATGCTCGCAGTAGAGCTTTCAGACCTTCAGGGCGCGGATTTTGATGTTGCACTACTCGGATTTGACGATAGCGAGATTAATAAGCTGCTGACGTCTGAAGATGTTACAGATGACGATTTCGATGTGGATGACGAACTTAAGAAACCGGCTGTAACGAAGACAGGAGATATATGGATTATCGGAAAGCACCGTCTGATCTGCGGTGATAGCACAAAATCAGAGACTTATGAAGCACTGATGGATGGCAGCAAAGCGAACCTAGTTGTAACGGATCCTCCGTACAATGTTGATTACGAAGGCAGCGCAGGAAAGATCAAAAACGATAACATGGAAAATGACAAGTTCTATCAGTTTTTGTATGATGCTTTTACAAATACCGAAAAAGCCATGGCGGACGATGCCAGCATATATGTGTTTCATGCTGATACTGAAGGACTCAACTTTAGAAAGGCTTTTCAGGATGCCGGCTTTTATCTTTCAGGCTGCTGCATTTGGAAGAAGCAAAGTCTGGTGCTTGGTCGCTCTCCATACCAGTGGCAGCATGAGCCGATCCTTTATGGATGGAAGAAGAAAGGAAAGCATGAATGGTATAACGGCAGGAAGGAATCAACAATATGGGAATATGATAAGCCGAAGAAGAACACTGATCATCCTACAATGAAACCGGTACCTCTTCTTGCATATCCAATAGTGAATTCGTCAATGAGCGGATGTATTGTACTAGATCCTTTTATTGGATCCGGGAGCACTATGGTTGCCTGTGAGCAGACTGACCGCATCTGTTATGGAATGGAACTTGATGAGAAGTTCTGTGATGTAGTTGTAAACCGTATGATCGAGCAGACCGGATCTTCTGAAGATGTATATGTAGTTCGTGGTGGCAAGAAGTATACTTACAAAGAAGCTACAGAATTAGCTTGATATTATGTGCTTTCAGAGTGATATATGTAAGTACCAAAAAGGAGGTACAAAAACATGAAAATTAAATTTGAAGAAAGCACAGAAAGAAAAAAGCTGGCTGGATGCATCAGCGAGATCACTGGAGAAAAAAGCAGTTACCTTGGAATGCCAACATGTGCGTACAGGATCGGAAGCTACACAGTAGATAAGGAAGGCGCGCTTTCCTGCGACGATATCAGCAAGCTTGAACTTCTTACAGAGCGCCTGATGGAAAGAGGCTTTACTCCTGAAGAAACGAGTGAACCTGATGGCCTGGCTGTTCAACTTCCAAGAACAATGTTTCCGGATGATGAACTTGCAAGACTTAGAGCACTTGTTAGCAGCAAAGAAAGCCTCATAAAAAAAGCCTTCAAGACAGATGAGCTACCGATTGAAGTAGGCGACGAGAAGATATCATTCCCTTGGTTTAGAGATGCGGCTACTCCAGAAGAAGCGAATGCCTACATGAATTTCATATCAAAACTTGCGTCAACAGCAATTAAAAGTAAGAGAATTACAGGCCATGACCACGAGGTTGAAAACGAGAAGTATGCATTTAGGTGTTTCCTTTTAAGGCTTGGATTCATCGGTGACGAATTCAAGACTGACAGAAAAGTGCTGCTGAAAAACCTTAGCGGTTCATCAGCATTTAAAGGAGGCGCAAAGCATGAATAATGTAGAGAACATTAGAAAAACGTACCCTGCAGGAACTCGTGTGGAGCTTGTTTCAATGAACGATCCTCAGGCGCCGCCAGTAGGTACCGAAGGCACTGTTATAGGTGTTGATGATATTGGATCGATACTGATTTCATGGGATAATGGCTCCGGACTTAACGCCATACCTGGAGAAGATGTAGTGCGAATTGTGAAGGAGAAATAAAATGGATGAAAAGATAAAGGAGCAGATCCTAAAAGTTAGAGATACTGGACGCACTAACATGTTTGATGTAAATGCAGTGCAGCGCATAGCGTTTGACATGGATTTATTTGACCTTGCCATATTTCTTGATGATAGAGACAACCGTAGTAAATATGCGCATTTCATTATTACAGGAGATACAGAATAAATACATCATTATCTACAGAAATGACTTGCTATTATGTGCTTTCAGAGTGATATATAGACTACGAAAAGAAAAGCACGAAGCAAGGAGGTAAGAATATGTGGAGTGAAGGAACTATAGGAATACCAGGAAAGGACAACAATGAGAAAACCATATGCCATTACTGGGTAAAGCATTTTGAAGAACCGAGTCATTTCGGCATAAACGAGGGCAGGATAAGCAAACTCATGATAAAGATAAACGGCCGGGTCACATGCAACTATGACAGAGGATGGGACATTGAGCCGGAAGATGAGCCAACATCGATTGCTTACATGATACTGCTTCATAAATACAACTAGCAGTTACAGAGGAGATAAGATCCGAAAGGGTCTTCTTCTCGTTACAGGATGATAAAGGCGGGAGGAGGTACTTTGCGAAAACTGAAGAAATATAAACCTACATGGTTCATGGCGAAAGGATCTCGTTATGATAAGAAGGCTGCAGATTACGCGGTCTCTTTTATTGAGTGCCTCTGCCACACAAAAGGCACCTGGGCAGGAAAGCCATTCGAACTGATAGACTGGCAGGAGAGGATAATCCGTGATGTTTTCGGTGTTCTAAAAGAAAACGGATACAGACAATTTAATACCGCATACATAGAGATACCAAAGAAGATGGGCAAGAGTGAGCTTGCCGCTGCGGTAGCTCTTTTATTATGCTGTGGTGACGGGGAAGAAAGAGCTGAAGTATACGGCTGTGCAGCTGACCGCCAGCAGGCATCCATCGTATTTGAGGTGGCTGCTGATATGGTGCGTATGTGTCCTGCATTGAATAAGAGGGTCAAGATACTTGCTTCTCAGAAGAGAATAATCTTTCATCCAACGAATAGTTTTTACCAGGTACTTTCTGCAGAAGCATATTCTAAGCACGGTTTCAATATTCACGGGGTGGTGTTCGATGAACTACATACGCAGCCGAACAGGAAACTGTTCGATGTAATGACGAAAGGATCCGGTGATGCGAGGATGCAGCCATTATACTTTCTTATAACGACTGCCGGGACTGATACGAACAGCATCTGCTATGAAACGCATCAGAAAGCAAAGGACATATTGGAAGGCAGAAAGATCGACAATACTTTTTATCCTGTAATATATGGTGCTGATGAGGAAGATGACTGGACCGATCCAGAAGTTTGGAAAAAAGCAAATCCTTCTCTTGGTATAACCGTGGGAATCGACAAGGTAGAGGCGGCATGTGAATCAGCCAAGCAAAACCCCGGTGAAGAAAACTCATTCCGGCAGCTCCGGCTGAATCAATGGGTGAAGCAGTCAGTAAGGTGGATGCCGATGGATAAGTGGGATGCGTGTGCATTTCCTGTCGATGAGGACTCATTAAGGGGAAGAGTGTGTTACGGAGGGCTCGATCTTTCGTCGACAACTGACATCACGGCTTTCGTACTTGTCTTTCCGCCGGAGGATGAAGATGACAAGTTCATGCTGCTGCCGTATTTTTGGATACCGGAAGAAACACTAGACCTTCGTGTAAGGCGCGATCATGTGCCCTATGATGTCTGGGAGAAACAGGGTATGCTTAAGACCACGGAAGGCAATGTCGTTCATTATGGATATATCGAGAAGTTCATCGAGAGCCTGGGAGAACAGTATAACATCCGTGAAATCGCATTTGACAGATGGGGAGCAGTGCAGATGGTCCAGAACCTGGAGGGCATGGGGTTCACTGTCGTTCCGTTCGGCCAAGGATTCAAGGACATGAGTCCTCCGACAAAAGAAATGATGAAACTCACGCTTGAAGGAAGGATAGCACATGGTGGGCACCCGGTACTCAGATGGATGATGGACAACATCTATATAAGGACAGATCCCGCAGGTAACATCAAAGCTGATAAAGAAAAGTCCACGGAGAAGATAGATGGCGTGATTGCGTCGATAATGGGACTCGATCGTGCTATCAGATGTGGAAACGATACTTCCGAGTCCGTCTATGATACTAGAGGAATTATCATACTATGAAAGATACATATGTGATATAATTATTACATAGAGACATTAGATGGATTTTAGTATAAGTAATAAAGGATAATAAATAACATGGAAAAAACAATGTGGGGTAATCCAACAAGCTCATATTTTTCAATTCATTGTGCTAAAAAAGAATATGTAGAAGATTTTATAGAACATGGATCAGTTAAATTTGGGACCCCATCAGAATGGGTACAAGAGGCAAAGGAAAAAGGTGAGGGCCGTGGAGATTCTTTAGAAGGCTTAATAGCAACATATTGGTATTTAGATATTGAAAATATGAAGAAGATTGAAGATTACTTTGCTGATCTAAAAATTATTAGAAACAATGTTGATGGAAGAATTTATTTAAAAAATGAAAGATCTATGGATTTGCCGTGCTTTTGTATATATAGAATGCCAGTAAGCGCTTTTGATTGTCCTGACTCAACTGGTATGCAGAAAATATCAGGAGATGTTCCGAAAGAATATTTTCAAACTTTTGCAGATAATATTACACCATCATATGCTGATGGATTAAATGATAAAGAAAAGCCGGCATTTTATCTGATTAAAGATTATGATGAATTTTTTAGAAGAGTGAAGAAATATATGACGGATAGGGGTGTAAAAGCGCAAGATGTTATTTGTTCTCCAGTAAAGTTTTATAATCTGGAACAATATGAAAAGTATGGATGGTGGATGTGCAAAAGCAAATCGCCTCGTGAATTGTTTTGGAAAAGAGATAAATTCGCATTACAGTCTGAAGCAAGAATAATAATTAATACTGATGATTTACATATAAAGAAATTACTAAAGGAAGGCCCAATAGAACTAGGGAATATGGAAGATATCGCAGTGCCGGTTTATAAATACTTGTATGATGGTATGAGAGTTGAAATGAAAGTTGACGTAGGAAAAGATAATAGATAAACATAAGAAAGGGAATGACACATGCTTACATATAAAGAAATCGAAAATATAGTCGCATGCGCAATGGAAAAGTACAGGAAAGAAAAAGCTGCGACAGGATGGAACAAAGAAGATCTGCAAAATGCCATAGATGATCTCGGCGGTGACAAGGCGGATCTTTATCGTGCGATGTCTGTAGCGATGGACATTTGCATTGGAAATAAGGAAGAAAACGAACACATACTTTCATAAGTAAATAAGAGAATATCTTTTCAGAGCATCTACCGGAAAACGGCAGGTGCTTTTATTATGTCCATTTTTGGGACAAAGGAGGTGCCTATGAGCATTTTTAGCGGTTTATTCAGATCAAGGGACAAGCCTGAGAACCGTACAGCGGGAAACGCATTCAGCTTTTTCCTGGGGAACAGCACGAGTGGTAAAAGAGTGACCGAAAGATCTGCGATGCAGATGACGGCGGTCTATTCATGCGTCCGTATACTATCGGAGTCGATCGCAAGCCTGCCGATCCATGTCTACAGCTATCGTGAAGACGGAGGAAAAGAAAAGGCAACGGATCAGCCGCTGTATTTCCTGCTGCATGATGAGCCGAATCCTGAAATGACATCATTCATATTCAGAGAAACGCTCATGACGCATCTGCTCCTTTGGGGCAATGCATACGCTCAGATCATAAGGAACGGCAAGGGGGAGATCATAGGACTGTATCCGCTGATGCCTAACCGCATGAGTGTTGACAGAGATGATAAAGGTCAGTTGTATTACGAATATACGCTGACTAATGATGATGCTCCAACAATGAAGGGCAGCACGGTGAGACTGTCACCATCCGATGTGCTGCATATACCGGGACTGGGTTTTGACGGACTTGTAGGATATTCTCCTATAGCGATGGCCAAGAATGCGATAGGTCTTGCCATTGCAACGGAAGAATATGGCTCTAAGTTCTTTGCGAACGGTGCAGCACCAAGCGGTGTGCTTGAACATCCGGGGACACTTAAGGACCCGGCAAAGATAAGAGAAAGCTGGCAGCAGACATTTGGCGGAAGTTCCAATGCGCATAAGGTGGCGGTACTTGAAGAAGGAATGAAATACACTCCTATATCGATATCACCGGAACAGGCGCAGTTCCTTGAAACGAGGAAATTCCAGATAGACGAGATCGCAAGGATATTCAGGGTACCGCCTCATATGGTCGGTGACCTTGAAAGAAGCACGTTCTCAAATATCGAGCAGCAGTCACTGGAGTTTGTCAAATACACGCTCGATCCATGGGTGTCAAGGTGGGAGCAGGCAATAACGAGGTCGCTCTTTACACCGGATGAGAAAAAGAAATACTTTGTAAAGTTCAATCTTGACGGACTGCTGAGAGGAGATTATCAGAGCCGCATGAACGGATATGCGGTAGGACGGCAAAACGGATGGATGTCCGCAAACGACATCCGCGAACTTGAAAACCTTGACCGTATCCCTGAGGAAGAAGGCGGTGACCTTTATCTCATAAACGGAAATATGACGAAACTTGAAGATGCAGGACTGTTTGCGGGGACTGCGGGAAAGGAGGAGAACACTGATGGGAACAAATAAGTTCTGGAAGTGGAAGAACAGAATAATATCCGATCAGGAGGGTGAAGGCAGCGTTACCGAAAGGACGCTGTTTTTAAATGGCACGATTGCCGAGGAAAGCTGGTTCGATGACGATGTGACACCTGCGCTTTTCAAAGATGAACTTGTAAGCGGAGAGGGTGACATAACTGTATGGATCAACTCGCCTGGCGGCGACTGCGTAGCAGCGGCACAGATATACAACATGCTGATGGACTATAAAGGAGACGTCACGGTAAAGATAGACGGGATAGCGGCATCGGCTGCATCCGTGATCGCAATGGCGGGAACTAAAGTCCTTGTATCGCCGGTATCCATGATGATGATCCATAACCCGGCTACGATTGCATTTGGGGACACCGGAGAGATGCAGAAAGCAATATCAATGCTCTCGGAAGTAAAGGAATCCATCATCAATGCCTATGAGATCAAGTCAGGCATGAGCCGGGCTAAGCTTGCAAGGCTCATGGACGAAGAAACATGGATGGACGCAAGGAAGGCCGTGGAACTTGGATTTGCCGACGGGATCTTAAAAAGAGACACGGCAGATCTAAATGATGAGCCTGCAATGACGGATACTCTGTATTCGCCGGCAAGGGTGACCAACTCACTGATGGATAAGATAGCGGCAAAATGTCGCATCGAAGGTAAACAAGCAACTGAAGACAAAGTG